AATTATCCAAGAAAAAACTGGTCTAGTTGTATGCTAATCAATTGCGGACATCCAAGTAATGCAAGATTAACTGCCGAGTTAGTAAATAAAGAATCAACTACAGGTGCTTTTTTACATCGCTTTAGTTGGTTAAGCGATGACGAAGTAGGTGAAATTAGTCACAAATGGAATTGGTTAGTTGGATGGTATAAGGAACCAGAAGACGGTAAACCAAAAGCATTACACTATACAGAAGGCGGCCCTTGGTTCCCCCAATACCAAGATTGCGAATATGCACTTGATTGGTATAG